GTGTAATGGCTGGTCGCGGTGGTTCATACGGAGGGCAAAGCTAATGGCTAATTATGCCGATAAGAGAAAAAAGAAGCTCAAGACTTCAAAGGCCAGTTCTGGGGCTCAACTTTATATGTCTGACGAGGCAAAAGAACAGATGCTCAATCGCCCCTTCGGAGGCACGGAAATAGAAAAGTTAATTAAAAAGTCTGTCACTAATAGGATGTTAGAAGGAAAAATGGATCCTAAAGAGAGTGGTAAGTTAAGAGCAGAAACTTATATAGACATGCTTGATCGAACTTACGATCAAGATAAGCCAAAAGTTGCTAAAAAGAAGTATGGTGGCAAGGTTGCTAAAATGAAATATGGCGGCATGGTTGAGGGTTATGAGTACGGCGGAGAAGTCGGCGGCAGTTGCCGTGGCGGCGGTGCTGCTGTAGGCGGAACTAAATTCTCTGGAGTTAAATAATGGCTAAGATCGTTATCAACATTGATATGGAAGAGCTTAAAAGTGGCGTCAATCAAATGTTTGATGACGATCAAGTCGAAGAATTTTCTTGTCCTTTAGTTACTGAGGACGAGGAAGAAAACTCTGAAAACAAGCAATATGCTATTGATGAGTTTGCATATGGCCCTTCTTCTAAGAACTGGGAAAAGAAGCCTGAAAAGTGTGGTATTTGCAAGTATTATGACATTCGATCTGAAATGATGGGGTGCATTGAGGATGGCATGGGAGATGCCGACGATTTGGGTTATTGTTCTAGGCTAGATTTTGTTTGCGGTTATGAAATGGTTTGTAATGCTTATGCGTCTGGCGGTCCTGTAACCGATTACGAAAGCGAAGATAAATCACCGATTGATGGCGGATCTAAGGATATCTTCTAATGAGGTTGGAGCGGGATATTTTAAAGAGGCTACCTCCCGACTCTTTAATGAGCATGTTCTCAGTGGATTGCTCCAGACTGATTGAACTCTATTCTGCTCCAACACCTAAAAAGGAATAAAAAATGGCTATTGAAAGAGATATGGGTGCTGGTGGCATAAATATGCTTCCAGATGTTTTGCCTGAAGAAGAGGTAATGGTTGAGGAATTGCCTCAAGATCCCGGCATTTTTGAGTTTGACGATGGCTCTGCGATTGTAGGGGAATACGAAGAATCTTTGGAGCCTATGAACATTGAGTTTAACAGCAACTTGGCTGAATACATTGATGACGCAGATCTTTCTAGTATTGCGTCTGATTTAACTGGTGATATTGATGATGACTTTGCGGCCCGTCAGGACTGGGAAGACACATACAAGCGCGGATTAGAGTATCTTGGAATGCAGTACGAAGATCGTACTGAGCCTTTTGAGGGGTCTTCTGGCGTTGTGCATCCTTTGCTTGCAGAGAGTGTAACTCAGTTTCAGGCACAAGCGTATCGTGAGATGTTGCCTGCGAGTGGTCCTATTCGCGCTGAGGTTGTTGGCGCTAATAACGAAGATGTTATTAAGCAGGCAGAGCGTGTCAAAGACTACATGAATTACATGGTTACTTACGAGATGGAAGAATACGATCCAGAGATGGATCAGATGCTTTTCTATCTTCCGGTAATTGGTTCTACCTTTAAGAAAATTTACTTTGACCCATTGAAGGGTCGTGCTGTTAGCAAGTTTGTACACGCTGAAGACTTGGTTGTTCCTTATGGTGCAACAGATTTGGCGTCTACGCCTCGCATTACGCACGTTATCAAGATGGATTCGAATGAAGTTCGCAAGCTTCAATTAGCTGGCTTTTACAGTGACATTGATTTGCCTTCTAGTTCCAACTCAGAAGATTCTTCTGAGGTTCAGCAAACCATTGACGATATTCAAGGCGTTCATCCTAGCAACTCGTCAACTGAGTTAACTTTGCATGAAGTACACACAGACTTGGACATAGATGGTTTTGCAGACATAGGCCCAGATGGTGAGGAAAGTGGTTTAAAGCTTCCTTACATCGTTACTATATTGGCCGATACTGGTGATGTTTTGTCCATTCGTCGCAACTACGATGAAATGGACCCGATGAAGCGCAGAAAGCCTTACTTCGTCCATTACAAGTTTTTGCCCGGTCTTGGCTTTTACGGGTTAGGTTTGACCCATATGATTGGTGGATTGGCTCAAGCCTCTACATCCATTCTGCGTCAACTTATTGATGCTGGCACGTTGTCTAACTTGCCTGCTGGATTTAAGGCTCGTGGAGCGCGTATTCGTGACGAAGAAAATCCGATTCAACCGGGTGAGTTCCGAGACATTGACGTTGCTGGGACTGACATACGAACCTCTCTGATGCCCTTACCGTTTAAAGAGCCCTCTGGTACTCTTTACAACCTTTTAGGAACTCTGGTGGACGCAGGGCGGCGCTTTGCTGCTATGGCGGACATGAAGATAGGTGAGATGGGCGGCGAAACGCCTGTTGGCACTACAATGGCTATTATGGAGCGTGGAACGAAGGTTATGTCCGCTATTCATAAGCGGATGCACTATTCTCAAAAGCTTGAGTTTAAACTTCTTGCAAAAGTTTTTGCTGAGACGATTCAGTCTTATCCATACATGCCTTCTAACGAGTATGGCCCAGAGGTTTTCGCAACTGACTTTGACAATAGAATAGATGTTCTTCCTGTTAGTGACCCGAACATCTTCTCTATGGCGCAGCGTATTGCTTTGGCGCAAACGCAATTGCAGTTGGTGCAGTCAAACCCACAAATACACGGTGGTCCGCAAGGTTTGTATCAAGCGTACAGGAATATGTACGAAGCTCTTGGCGTTAATAACATTGACGGCATATTGCCTCCACCGCCTCAACCGCAGCCTTCGAACGCTGCAAAAGAAAATCAGATGGCTATGAACGGCGCACCTCCACAGGCTTTCCCTGACCAAGATCACAAAGCTCATATGGAAACTCACCTGTCTATTATGTCTACACCTACTGTGCAGATGAACCCACAGGTCATGAGCATTTTGCAGGGCCATATTCAAGAGCACATTGGGCTTCTTGCCGAACAGCAAGCGTCTCAAATGGTTATGGAGCAAGCTGGACCTGAAGTTCAACAGAATCCAGAAGCTATGCAGATGTTGAAACCAGCTATAGATCGTCAAGCGGCCATGCTTATTGCTGAACTCACTGAGCAATATGCGCAGACAGTTGAGCCTGTATCTGAAGGCACAGACCCGCTCGTGGATATTAGGAATCAAGAACTTCAATTGAAGGCTGCTGATTTGCAACGCAAGTCAGATGAGTTCCAAGCGAAGCAACAACTTGATCGTGAGCAAGAAGCGGCAGATATGCTGTTAGCTCAAGAGCGTCTGAATTTGCAAAGAGATGCACTAGAAGACAAAACTCGTGTTGCCGAGGATCGCGTGCAAACGCAACGCGATATTGCAGCACTTAATAACGACACAAAGCAAAGGGGGATGAACAATGTCCAGTAGTGTTCGTGAAAAAATGGTTCAGGTTAATAAAGATAAACTTAAAGCTATGCGTGCCGCAGAAACAGTTACGGAAAAAGTGAGGGCTCGAAATGACAAAGGGAACTTCGTCCCAGACGATCCAAGCACGCCGGAAAATGAGGCTTGGGTCGAAAAACCTAAAGTCACAAAAAAACCTGCCGCAAAGAAAAAAACAGCCTCAAAAAAGTCTAAGTAGGTTTAGCTCAATATCAAGACCCCAGAAATTCATGGGTGTTTTTTAAAATATTGGGATATGTACTTGTGTTTCCCGCTAGATCTTATAAAGTTCTAGTGGGAGAATAACATGGACTCACTGCATCTAGCAGATTATCTGTACAAAAAGCTGCGTCAAAAGCGTGAAGACTTAGAGGTAACTTTAAGTACTGGAAACGTGCAGGATTTTGCTGAGTACAGATACATAGTTGGACAAGTAAAGGGTCTCACTTTTATGGAAGATGAGATCAGAACCTCAATGAAAAACATAGAGTACTCAGATGACTAAAAAACTTTTCGTTCCTGACCACGTTGCTAAAAAAATGAACAATCCCAAAGGCATGGAAGACATACCCAAGCCCTTGGAAACTGCATTTGGTAAGCCAAAAGAGCAGAGTAAAAATGAAGACGATCCATCACAAATTGGTGCGTCTGTTATTGAAAGACTTCCACAGCCTACTGGCTATAGGATGTTGATCATTCCATTCTATCCAAGCGAGAAAACCAAAGGTGGGCTTTATGTTCCTGACGCGGTTCGCGATAGAGAAGCATTTGCGACTGTAGCCGCTTATGTCGTTAAGCTAGGTCCAGACGCATACCAAGACTCCCAAAAGTTCCCAACAGGGAACTGGTGTAATGAGAAAGATTGGGTTCTTATAGGACGATATGCTGGAAACCGCTTTAAAGTGGAAGGTCTTGAGGTTCGTGTGATAAATGACGATAATATTATTGCAACGATCCTTGACCCCAAAGACATTTCTTATGTATAAAGATCACAGAAGGAAGAAATCTTATGCAAGCTGAAGACCAAGAAGATTTTGAAAATGCTACTTCCGTTGAGGTAGATGATGACGATAGTTACGTTGCTTCAGCAAGTGACGATGATGATTCCGATGATGGCTCAACCCGAACAAATGTTCGAGATGACGATGATGATGACTCTGAGCTAGGCAGTTACAGTAAAAAAGTAGATAAGCGCATTAAGAAGCTTACTGCCGCTAGACGCCAAGCTGAAGAAGAGGCTGCGGCGGCTGTTCAGTATATTCAGCAAGTTCAGGCACAAAACGAGCAATATAAGCAGCGTTTATCAAGCTTGGATAAGGGGTATATGAGTGAATACGAGGGCCGTATAACCACTCAAGAAGCTCAGGCGAAGCGTGCTATGGCTGAAGCCTATGAGGCTGGAGAGTACGAAAAAGTTGCCGAGGCTCAATCTGCAATTTCTCAAATCGCAATTGAAAAAGAGCGTTTGCGGATGCAGAAGCAGCGTTCTGCGCAACAGCAAGCGCAATCTCAACAACAGGCTCAGGCTCCACAACAGCCACAACAGCGCCGAGCTCCGGCCCGAGATTTAAAGTTAGAATCTTGGATGGAGAAAAACACTTGGTTTGGTCCTAACGGTGACAAAGTTATGACTGGTGCGGCTAGGGCAATTCACAATACATTAGTTGCGGAAGAGGGTTTCGATCCCACCAGTGACGATTATTATGCAGAGATCGACAGACGTATGCGTCGAGAAATGCCAAACAAGTTTCAGGCTGACAGAAAGAACGTCCAAGCTGTCACACCTGCGGGTAGCGGAAATCGCAGCCCTAAATCTGGACGGAAAAAGCAAGTAGAACTTAATGCGGGTCAAGTCGCTTTAGCACAGAAGTTAAACATACCTCTGGACAAATATGCTGCTGAAGTTGCCAAAATCGCAAATCGGAGAAATTAATATGACTGATAGATCGTCACGCGAGTCAAAATCGCGGGAGCTCGAAGAGCGCAAAGTATGGCGTCCCGGTTCAGCATTAGATGCTCCAGAGGCTCCGCTTGGATACAAACATCGTTGGATTCGTGAATCTGTGATGGAATTTGATGACAAGACAAACGTCCATAAACGGCGGCAAGAGGGATATGAACTCGTTCGTGCAGAGGAATATCCAGAGTGGTTTGGACCAGTAGTAGATGAGGGACGCAACGCAGGCATCATTGGTGTTGGCGGTTTAGTATTGGCGCGTATCCCCAACGAAATGGCAGACCAGAGGAATCATCACTATCAAGGTGTTACCAATAACCAAATGGAAGCCGTTGATCGTGACTGGATGCGCGAAAACAATCCAGCTATGCCTAAACTGGCAGCGCAACGCAAATCATCCGTGAGCTTTGGTTCTCGGAGTAAAACTGAAGGATAAGTAAAATGGCGAATCAAGACGCCCCTTTCGGCCTTCGCCCTGTCCGCACGAGCACTAGCTCTCAGCGGCAAAATCGGTATCGTATTGCTTCAGGCTATAACACAGGTATTTTCCAAGGCGACCTAGTAACGGTTGCTACAGGCGGAACAATCACTCGTGTGCCTGCTGGCAACACAGATCTGATTTTGGGTGTATTTAATGGCTGCTCATATGTAGATCCAAATGGCAATATAGTTTACTCAAACTATTGGCCTGCTGACGCAACTGGAACTGAAATCTTTGCAAATGTCATTGATGATCCAGCCGCAACTTTCGAAATCCAAGCAGACGCTGCATTCCCTGTAGCTGACTTGTTTGGCAACTTCGACATTGTGGATGCAACAGCAGGTAGCACAGTAAGTGGAAATTCTCGTACTGAGATTGATGTCACAACTGGTGCTACAACCGCTGGCTTGCCACTCAAAGCAATCGACATTTCTCAAGATCCTGAGAATAGCGATGTTTCCGCCGCGAACACTAACGTGGTCGTAAAAATCAATAACCACCTGTTCAGTGCTGGCACTGCGGGTCTGGCATAAGGAGACTGAGTTATGGCTATTTCACGTTCACAACTGGTCAAAGAGCTAGAACCGGGCCTCAACGCTTTGTTCGGCATGGAGTATGATCGTTACGAAAACGAACATGCTGCGATCTACGAAACCGAGTCTTCAGACCGTGCGTTTGAAGAGGAGGTCATGCTCGTCGGATTTGGCAATGCACCTTCAAAAGCAGAAGGTTCTGGCGTTGAGTTTGACAATGCAAATGAAGCATACACTGCTCGTTACTCACACGAAACAGTTGCCCTCGCATTTGCACTTACTGAAGAAGCTGTTGAAGACAACTTGTATGACCGCCTTGGCGCTCGTTATACTCGTGCTTTGGCACGCTCTATGGCTCACACTAAGCAAGTTAAAGCTGCTGCAACGCTCAACAATGCGTTTGATGCAAACTTTACTGGTGGTGACGGTGTTGAACTTTGTTCAGCGGCACACCCTCTTGCTGGTGGCGGAACTTTCCGCAACGAGCCAGCAGTAGCGTCTGATCTAAACGAAACTTCTCTTGAGAATGCTCTCATTGATATTTCGACGTTCGTTGACGAGCGTAACATGATCATTGCTCTTCGCGGCATGAAGATGATTATTCCACCACAACTGCAATTCGTTGCAGATCGTTTGTTGGAATCAACTCTTCGCGTTGGAACTGCTGATAATGACATCAACGCAGTTCGCAACATGGGTATGCTTCCTGAAGGTTACACAGTTAACCATTTCTTGACCGACCCAGACGCGTGGTTCATTAAAACTGATGCTCCAAACGGCTTTAAGCATTTTGAACGCTCACCAATGCGTACAAACATGGAAGCTGATTTTGACACAGGCAACATGCGCTTTAAAGCTCGTGAGCGTTATAGCTTCGGCTATTCCGATCCACGCGCTGTATTTGGTTCGCCCGGAGCCTAATCCGTTTCGAACTTAATTTAAGGAAAGGGCTGCTTCGGTGGCCCTTTTCTTTTTCTAAAACATCTGTATCATGTAAATATCCCTGACAGTCGCATGGTGCGGCTGACTTTAGCCACGACAGGAGATTCAAATGGCTCTATCAACTTTTTCAGGACCCGTTCGTTCCAACAACGGTTTCCAAATCCCCGTAGTTACAACTGCTAACTTGCCAGCTTTTGGCGATGTTGCGGTTGGCACAGCGTATATCGTTAGCGATAATGGCGCAGGCAACAATGAATATTGCATTGTTATCAACACAGGCGCGGCTTGGGTAACTGCTGTTGGCGCTGCACTATCTTAATAGGAGGCTAACATGGCAGGACCAGTAAAGGCTTATGCTTGGCCTCAAGGCACAACAGCCGCTGTTGTTGGGCCTCAACGCTCTCGCATTCGACAAGTTGTAATGTACGCGGAAACCGCTGGCAGTTTTACAATAAAAAATGGCTCTAACTCAGGAGAGACGTTAATTGAACAGCCGTTTCCTGTGGGAATGCACGTTTTAAACATTCCTGACGATGGAGTTTTGGCGACGGGTGGAGCATATGTAAGTGCTTTTACTGGTGCCAATAACGATTTGACAATCTTTTTGTCATAAGGAGATTCGGATGGCTGACATTCGTTCCATAACGCAAGTTGGAACATCTGAGCCATTTGAGCTTCAGGTGTCCCGGGGCCAAATCCCGGGGCATTCTGTTCGTAACTTATTTGGGACAAATCCTGCAATTGGCACTGTGTTTGTTACCCCTTGGGAGAACGACGGCGTGTTACCGCTACTGGGTGCCGAGCAGAATCTGTCTCTAGTAAGTACGAGCGCCAGTGATACATCTGTGAGTATCTTGGTTTCTGGTGTTGACGGGGACTTTGACCCTGTGTCTG